GCTGCGCATTACCAATACCAACCTGCTCTTCCAAGATAATATCTATGCCAGATTCAGTAGTAATGTCTTGCCCATCCTCTGTTAGTAAGTCAACGTCTTCAAACGTTTCTACATCATCAGCGCCTTGTAGTAAATCAAGCTGGAATCTATCAATTCTAAGCCTATCATAACCTTCAGGCGTAAACTGGCGACTTATCCGCATGCGCCTAATTGGCTCGCCATTATTTGTAGAAGTATCATCGCTCACAATATAAAATAATGGTGCATGATAATCGCCATAGTAGTTAACGCCGTCAAAATAAGCGTGAGTCTGGGCGGGGTGCCTATCGCCATTTAACACCTCTTCTTCATGCCATTTGAGGGCTTCCGGTGTGCTCATAGAAACATTAAGTACAAACGTGTGATTAGCTAACGTAAAGTTTAGGCGGTAAAATATAATACCGTTTTCCTTGATAAGAATCCCTCTAGAATCAGAAACTCCAGTTAATGGGTCGGCAGCATATTGCGCTAGCTGAAAGTCTAGCGCTCTGTTGCTAACAGGGATTGATTCAGTACCTCGTACCTCAACCACTCCCGCAAGGCCGTCCCTGTCTTGTGCCAAGAAGAACATCCTATCAAAGCCTACAATTATAGAACCTACCGAAGGAGTGCCTACTTCCATTAGAAGCGAATTATTGCGCCTAAAGGGCAAATTAGTGCCTTTACCCGCATTTTCCCAAACTTCCGTAAAGTTCTGAGAGAATAAAAAAAGGCGCCTGTGAAGCGTTCTACATCCGACAATTGTTCCCGGATGTGAAGTTATACTTCCTAATTGCAGCTGACCTGAATTTGTTACGAATATGGAGCCTGAACCCGTAGTTGAAAACGTTATTGGTACTCCACCATCCGTAGTGGCAATAGTGAACGTTGTAGAGTTCACAACAGATGCTACAAAATAAGTCACATCCTTTGCAATGGCAGGTGTGCCGGTAGGTAACGTGCCACTCCCGTTAAAAGATATAGGGGTTCCGACCTGATAGTTTAAGGTCGTGCCGGTTGTTAAAACAAGATTAGGAGAAGCACCACTTGTGGCCAAAAATGCATTTCCCGTGCCAGATGTAAAGTCAGCCCCCCACACGAGCCCTTGATTAAACATTGATAGCTGGAAGTTATTTGTTCCGCCATCTGCTACGACAAAAAACCCATCAAGATAACAAACATCAAGTGGCACTGGTGGGAACGCGGGGTCGGTTATTAGATTAAATGTATTGGAAATGGTGTCCCATATCCACCCATTATGGCCATCTACAAAAATTATCTGGAAAGTATTAGCATCAACCCCTACATAACCCGTGGTACTTGTAATATTGCCGCCTGAGTCTTTTAGACTTCCTATAAGGCTTGTAGAAAGCGCACCTGTAGTTCCGATTGTCTTAAAGACAGAGCTGCCATAAACCGTATATATTGCATCGTTAAAAACGAAAGTAGCACGCGCCCCTCCCATTTCTGAGCCGAAATCAAGTTCAGCATCTATAAGACCTGCGGTTGATAATAGAACTTTAGGGCGTTTGCCATGCTCATCAAGATACTCAAACATATTAACCGTGCGCTCAGCATTTATAGTACTTAAGCGCTGATTATCATAGCTTCCAACAATATCGAAGTCTTTACGCATTAGTAGGCCAAAATGTTTTGCCAGTAGAAAGGCTCTGGTCTTGATAATATTGCTGACGGCCTGCAGGTTACATCAGTTTCATTGGCATTTTTAATGATATTAAAGTAATCCATATACTCTTCTTCAGCCGTGGGAGGCCAGTTTCCAGATGGATAGTAGGATAAGAATTTGCGCGCCATAGCATACTTTAAAAAGCCGTAATAGAAAGGTGGTAGCTCGGTTAACGAATCATTAGCACCTAAACTATCAATCATGCTTTTAACACTTAAAAGACAAGGATAAGGTTGGTCAGGTGCAGGATAGAGCGTTATAAAGCTTTCCGTATCTTGCTTATCTAAGAATATAAATCCTGGGCGTGTATTAAGAGGCAAAAGACGCGTCACGCCATAATATTGCGCTTTATTAATTATTTGCAAGGGATAAATTATGCCTTGGCCTGCACTAGGAACCGTATAGTTGGCGTAGGATAAATCAACAATCCTATCGCCTACAACGTCTGCTGGCACGATATCTGATATGGAATATGTGGGCTTAGCAGCCACCATATTAAAGCTTAATTCAGTTAAAAAGGGAATGTAAACACTGTCCGCAGCAAACTTTGTAAGAAGTTCATTAAGGATGTCAAGGCCAGAGGAAAGCATGAAGGAGTCCGGCACTTCGCCCACCCCTAACTCACCTAATAAGTATAAGGAATTAACGATTAATTCATTTACGGTTTTTGTAACCTGAGCCATGGCGTATTCCTTATGTTTAATAAATCTTAAGAAATCGACACATCACAAGGACATGTCGATTAAGGGAGATTTATTTCAAAGGGAATGCATCGTCCATATCACGACATAAATCACGCGCAAATTCTTGAGCATTAGCCCCATCATTGCTCATGTAAGCATTAAATTCTTCCATTTCACGCTTCATCATAGGACGATTTCCCATTTTGCTTTTCATCTTGGCTTGTTCGGCTCGCACAAATGCATTGTTAGATTGAACCATACTGTTATCTTTCATGGCGTTTCTCCTTGGCTTTATCTGATTTAGCACCAAGAGCATCAGCCCTTGGCGCCTTATTCATATCCTCAACTACCTTATCTCGATATTTCTTTGCTTTTGCTGGACAGTCAAACCACATACCAGTTGCTTTTAATTGCGCAGCTTCCTCTTCTTCTAGAACGCGCATTGCATCAACTGGATGGTAAACGCAAGTCAGCATAAGTTATCTCCTTAAGATAGTACACGTACGGCGTATTGCTGATGCCAAGTAAATCCGCATAGTAAATCTATACGCATGTAGTTTTGATATCCTAAAATATCCCCTGTTTGAGTTACAGCAAGCGATAATCCAGTTTCAGGATCAACCGCAACTGACGCATAAGGTACTTGTAACTTGTAAAGAGGAGGACAAACGATATCAAGACCACGAGAAGGATAAGCAACGTTAACATTATGGCTTCCTACCATCGTAACTGCCGCATCATCTGGAACGGCATTAGAAACGTTTCTGTTAGGGTTCATAGTGTCAGAAATAATAATAGGACTTACAAGAACCGTAATATTTCCAGAACCATCCGAACTTGCATTTGCAGTTACAACAAACTGCATATCTTGGCCAGTTGATGCGCGTCCTACAGGGTTAACAGATTGAACACCAGCTATTGAAATAACATCCCCTACTACAAAATAGTTGGTAATACTAATTGTAGCCCCATCCATGACAATTGTGTTTCCTGAGGAAACAGCACCATTTACAAGCAGTGGGTCGGATGAATAAAGCGTAGGTCCTGCACCAGCTGTATGACGCTTAATATTCTGAGACTGGAAAATGTCAAAATAGGACAAGTGTCCAATAGCAGACGAACGAACGATATCTTCATTAAATACAGGTGTAAAGTTATTTAAGAGCGCACCTTTCAAGCTCGAACCATCACGTACGGTCATTGCTAAATAAGCATCAGATGCAATATTTACTCCTTGCTCAAGTAACTTAGCACCCGCTGTATCAACGGTTGTAAAGGAGTTAATCGCAACACCTGCAGTTCCCGTGAAGAAGTTAAGCTCTTGCTCAGCCGCAGAACCTATATCTTTCTCCATCTGGGTTATTACTTCCTGAATGGCCGGCGCAATAAACAATCTGGAAAAATCTTCGATTCTTAAAGATAAATCTTGGATGGTATAAGCAATCAACGCATGATACTGATGCGCGATTACAATTGTTTCAACCGTTTCAATGATTGATTGGGGAGTCGCAACACTACCATCACCAACGATGAAATGGTTCTGTCTACGAACTTGTAATGTGTCACCAATCTTATAACCAGAGGACACAAAATCATCTTGGTAAATTCGAGAAGCTGTCATTACGAAAGGGGCATTGTTGGCAAACATTGCCAAAGCTGTATTACTGACTAAGTCAGTGGTAATAAATTGGTTAGCCATTTGCTAGGTCTCCACTTAATCCATTAAATGGGTACATAGCAGTAAAACAAGCGCTTCGAGTTTTAATCCTTAAAACCCTTGTCTCACTTCCATGTACCGGCTTTCATCCTCGCCCTGATGACGGAGGGAGGAGTTTTACCCGTTATAGCACCTGAAGAACTCACCGGATTTACCCTGACCGACCCCATTGGAGCCGACTTGGAAGAGGGCGATTTTGAATCATTGCCCCCCAGTAGGGAAAACGATAGCTTGTTAACTTCACGAGCTTGGTCTAGTGGATGAAGCTTAGATATTCGTTCGAGCTCTGCTTTATTGCGACCTAACTTGTAAGCTACATCAGCCGGATTTTCAACGAGTAGTAGTGCATCCCGCACATGTGGCGTAAATGGGACATCATCCCCTCGCACCACGTCGTCAAAGTCCTCGTACTTTTCAGATGCCTTGTCAAACTCATTGTTCAATCGCTGATATTGCTTATGAACATGCGCTTGACTCTCGGCAACCTTAGCTTGCTTTTCTTCATGCTCCTTTGCGCCTAAAGCATAGCGTACGGCCTGTTGTATTCTGTCCTCTTCACTCATGCTTGGCGGTGGTGGTTGCCCAGGTGAGTTATAAGGATTGGTGGTGTGATTAGTGTATTGTGGATTAGCGCTGTCGCCTCCAGCCATCATTGCATGCATCTGCTCGATTCTATCGTGCAGTTGTCGCATTTCGCGCTGGTGCTTCTTAGCTTGCATACCTAGTCGCTTTTTAATGCTATAGGGTTCATCCTGGTTTGCCTGGTCTTCTTGACCTACCTCTTGGGCTTCCTTTTCAGATTCATAGCCAGGATCTACAGCTCCACTTCTTTCTGTCTCATCATCACCGCTTACTTGTTCCGCTAAAGCATTCTCGTCCATGAATCTATTCTCCATCACGATGCTAATCGCACCCTAGACTTTACGGTAAGCCTGAGACCCTGTGGGAATCCTTCCCACGCTTAACTAAAATTATAGCCCTATATTTTGCAAATAGTACCCCATAGGTACGACTTATATAGATTTTATTCCTTCTTATGGGGATTTTGGTGCTTGTGTATGTCAGCTAGCACCTTCGATAATGTAGATGAGAAGTCCTTCTCTGACTTATCAGCATCCAAAAGAAGCTTCCCGTGCTCTACCTTAATCTTTTGCTGTTCTAATCCCATCTTAGTTTGCATCTCTTGAGCTTTGAGAATCATTTCAGCTTGATCAAGCATGTGCTTTTCTTTTCTTATGCGCAGCTCCTCTGCCCTTTCGGCAAGCGCTTGTTCCTCCAACATCATTTTTTGCTGATTCATAGCCATTTCTTGCTGCTTTTGCTGCATCTCCATTTGCATCATCATCTCTTGCGGATTAGGCTGTTTGGGAGGCGCTTCTTTTCCTTCCTCTTTTGCTAATATCTCAGGTGGTACAAGATTCTTAAACCGCTCGGCTATTTGTGGCATGAACTGTACATCAAGGTTTTTCGCCCAAAGATCAGCAATAAGTGGGAATACTGTGGGTTGAGCTTGTAAGGTCTGTTGCATAAATTCTAAGGCGATATCTTTTTGTACTGCAAATGAGGGACCCGTATCAATTTCTATGTCATACTCATCATCATCAAGTGTGTTCTCGCGCGTAGGGTTGCCGTCATCATCTTGACCCACAATCTTATTGAGTACGATTGAGTCAGTGCGCCCATCAGCTTTTGATACAATCATATGTCGTTCATGCTCACCAGATATGACAGGTAAGAGATCAAGCACAACCCTTCCTCCCTGCTCAATTGCTTGATTTAAGTTATCAAACCAGACATACGCTGACATTGAGCCCTCTAGCTTTCGTTCGCGGCGCGCTTTACCTGAGATATCTTTACCTTGTAGCTGTTCTGTTTCCGAGAATCCTAGTATCTCGCGTATATCTTGGCATCCTCTTTGAAACTGGGATAATAACGTTCCTGATAACTCCCAGGGAGGCATTTTCTGGGGCATAGCACCTGTTTTTGGGTCAGGCTTTGCGATCAAAATACCTGCTTGAAGCTCAGGATTTCTCCACATCTGCTCCTCACCCAATATGTTATCTGGTGTACCAAGCCACTGCTCACGTCTTCTATTTTTAATTTCTGCTGCAATCTCAGAACCTACATAGTTCACAAATTTCTGAGCGTCTTTCGCTTCATGAATGAAGGAGCGAGTATATTGTTGGCCGTTTATAAAATTGGAATCTCCATCCACGAAAATCAGAGGCAGATATTTTGACGGCCAATCCGTGAATTTGATAATCTGGTTTTGAGTAAGCATATATTGCCGGATAAAATAATCCTTACTTTGGCGCTCCCCATGTACTTCAGGAATAGATTTAATAATTAAGTCTTTTACAACTTGCGATCCATTAGCCAGAGCTCTTCGCATTTCTATATCTTTTTGCATATTCTGCCACATATCCTCAGTAACGGACGTGCCATCAGTTAGAAGCAAAACCTTAATCGGGAACCACTCCTTGCGAGTATATTTGCAAACTACTATTGCATCTCTGGTTTCCCACTGGAAGTCTAATAGTGAACGTGGGTCAGAATAAGATACTGGATTCATAACATGAGGATAGGTTGCGTAAAACTCTTGTTTATTGTACACATATTGGCGTGCGCAAAAGTTACCATCGCCTTTATGAGGCTTAAGTGCAGTGGGGTCGAAAGATGTACGCGTTACATCCGGCACTAACTCATAGCGTATAACCTGGTTAAATGATGTTGGTGTTTCATAATCAAGCACAATCTCGAATGCGCCATGCCCCATCATCAAGGCTTGTTTAAAAGCCGTTTGATAAACTAAATCATTCTGCGATTGGTAAGAAATTGTGCGTACTAAGTCGGCTCTTAAATCTATCTGCTTTTGATTAGCTTTACCAGTGAGCGAACGTACAAGTAAGTCAGGTTTATTCTTTCGTTGCTCACCAGCTATCTTTTTGATTGGATCATATAGCTTATTGTAAGTTTGCGCAGGCTTAAAAAGACGCGAGAACTCAGATCTCTCAACAGCTGACCATTGGTCGCGCAGAACAAAGTTCATGTCATCTTTGCCTCGAACCTGGTTCTCGCCGAAATATCCATCCCAAAGCACAATGTCTTCACGTGCTTTAGTTAATACTTCAGCTTCATCAACTCCAGCTTCTTCTAGCTCTTCTACAAGTCTATCGTTCATGCTGTTGATTTCTTCAACAGGCAATTGTTCGGAAAGTATCTCCATTCTTTTCCCATCCATTGGGTTAACTATCCATGTAACAGTACTCTATAGTTAAGACTACAAAGTACTGTTTTAATTACCTCTATGCAGCTTCTTTGCTTATATCATCGACTGTTGCTTCAATAGGTGCTGAAGGAGTTGTAAATTCTTGCCAATCATCCCCATTAAAATCCTCTAAAGAAAATATAAAATTTCCAGCATTGGGATTCGGCACGAGCACAATTTTCCACACGAATTTCATGCCAGGCATCAGTTTTAAATAGCCTTCTTCAACCGGCCAAGAAGCTCTGCGCATCGGCAATCCTGCTTCTAATTGTTGTAGTGCATCTAAAAATAACATATTTACATCTCCTTGTTGTTTAAAAAAATACGTCTCTATGTTAGTGATAATTCCTCAATTACGTAATTATAAAAGTCTGATGCTTCAGCTTCATTATCAAACTTTAGTCGGTGAGACATTTGGCCAAACGATAAAGTAACCATCCACCAATCACCTGATTCATGCACTAAAGAAACATAATCAATATTAACGGTTGGGATAGCTACCTTTGGGTTATCTAAAATGATTAACCTCATTATGGCAGCACTGTCAACTGACATGATCCATTAGTGAACACGGGCTTATACCATTGATGTCCATCGGATGCGACGGCTGCGATAAAGTCAGTTGGAAGTAAGTTGTTGCCTTGTGCTTTCAAGTAACCATCCAGGAATCCTGCTGCTGAAACTTGAGATAAGGTATTGTTAGGACAATAAAGCCTCCCAATACGAGGAATTACCTCATTATTCTCACCTGCAAAATTTAATAATAGTGTGGCTTGTGCTTGTGCAGTCATGACTATTTCCTTGTTTTAGTTGTTGAAGTTTTATATCTTACTGCCAACGGAAAACCGGATTAAACATACTTTCTCGTTTATTATCACCCATTTTATCAGCAACAATCCTATCGCTCGCCATTTCAAGACAGGCATAGCCCAATGCATCCATAGGGTGTGATGCCATATTCTTGTTTGGCTTATCTTTATAACGCTCTTCCCCTGATACCGCAATACGAGCGTAAACATAATCTTTTACAAACCCTTTGAATAGTGTGGGGCATGCCTTTCTATCCATAACAAATCCAGGTTTTCCGTCTACCATTTTGTTTAAAAAGTATCTCACAGAACCCAAGCGTGGGTCTAGATCATTAGTGCGAGCAGATGTTGTTTTTATCCCCAATGAATTAAGCTCACCAATGCAAGACATTTCCTCTACTATTTCGTTTCTAGCACTACCTGCTGGATCAGCAACTGATGTTCCTACTTTGCAATAAGGAAAATCTTTAGCAATCCCAGGAATCGCAATAGATTCAGCAAATGTCCTAATCCCCATCCCATCGCCCACATATTCTTTCAATACTAATAATTGACCACGAGGAGACAATTGTATAACAACGCAAGCAGGAGTAAGCCCAAAATCCCATCCGATAACAACATCAAGCCCCTGTATAGCCTCAAGACTATCAACGGCATGGACATCTGCATTAAACTCTGGATAGACGCATTTCCCGAACCCAACCGAACCGTATTCCCCGAGACAAAATACCTTAACAAAGTCCTTTGATTGCCCCTCTGCAAGCATCTCGTAATAGTTATCAGGCAAATGACTTGCATTATCAGCGTTAGGATTCCTAACCCACTTATTATCTTCATTTTTAATCAGCCCAGGCGGTTGTTTGAATAGTCTATGGTTGTCAAAATGATTCTCTTCAAAGTCCTTGTAAATCCAATGATCATCCTCCGGCGGGTTCGTATCTGCAATAATACCTGACCAGTAAGGCTCATGACAAAATGCCTTTGATGGATAGCGATTAACCCGTCCCTTCATATGAGCAAGTGCGGCTTTCGGAACTTCCGATAGTTCATTAATATAACATCCTGTGAGTTCCAGGGACTTAATCTTGCGCACATCCTCAGGTCTGTCCAAAGCTATAAATAGAAGCTCTAACTCTACTATTCCACGTCCATCATTGAATGTGTGTTCATAGGTCATTACAGGTTTTTGGCGCTTTCTAATATCTCCTAAATCCTCAAACCATGATAGCCAGCTCGCGAGAGTTGTTGACGATAGCTCGCCACTGGTGTTTCTGACGATTCCCCAGCGGCTTCTTCTTCTTCCTGAGTGCCAAATTGGCATTTCACAGGCTCGTTGGACGATTTCTGTAAGTGCCCACGTAGACTTTCCACTGCCATAAGGCCCCATGATAACGCGCACAAAACTATTATCCTTGTGAGCAAGGTTACCAGTAGCAGTGGGAATATAGATTTTTTTTTCTTCTTTCGCATAAATAACCATCTCATTGTTAGTGATTGTTATTTGCTTTGTAGTACCTCGTCGCTTCTCATCTTCTATTTGGGCTATGTACTTCCTTATCTCTGACGGCGTTCTCATCTCTCAAGTATCCGCCTAGGGGCTGGTGTTTGATAGTTAGCGCCCCTTCCCGTATCGCGTAAGTTTTCTTGCGTTGTGTACCGCACACCACATTTGATACACTCACGCCGCCTATAGATTTGATTAGTGCGATTGTCTTTAGTCGTCTCAACAACGCGCGAATCGGGATAATTGCATACTTTGCATAACATTTATTTTCGTATCCCCCGCAAAGTACGCATAACGACAGAGCGCGCAGCTATCGTAAAGCGCTTAAGAGGTTTTTTAGTGTTATATATTTCAGATTCGGCCAAAGGATTGCTTTCAAAAGATGGCGCGGTTTCCGCTTCCTTCTTTTTCTTACACTTCTCAATCCATGAGTTTGGTATGACGGACATCGTAATCCTTATTTCTTTTTACCAAGTACCTTATCGGCTTTTGCATCTATCTTTGCTTTACTAGATGCGGATAGTTTGCCTTTCTTCTCCATCTCGGAAGCTCTTGCTTTGGCGTTTGCTGCTCTAGCTCTCGTATCAACTGGATACTTCCTATCTTTGGGTTCTGCAAATTCAGATGCAGGAAGTTTATTTCTAGCTTTTGTTGTTATTTTGCTCAAAGTCCCTCTCCAAATAATTAATCATTGCTTGTAGCAGCCCCACATCATCCTTGACGGAACCGAGTACTCGATTACATCTATCGCATATCCAGCCTCTAAAATGACCACCATCATGACAATGATCGAATACGGTAGATACAACAGTAAAACATAACTCGCATTTATTAGCCCTAGGTCTACCAGCTATTTCCCAAAGAGCCGCCTCATTCTTAATCTTAAACCTTTCAGTTCTAGCTTTCTGTAATTCAGGCTTTGTCTTCCTGTATTCCCTAGCTCTTAGTTTATGCTTCTCTCTGGAAGCCTCTATATCCTTTTCATAGTATTTCTTGTTAGCTTTTGCACCTGTCTCAGGATGCTTTTCTCTATATCTCCTAGCTTGTTCAATCACTTTTTCAGGATTATTCTTGCGCCACTCTTTAACCTTATCATAATTAGTTGTCACGATATTCTCATTAAATGAGTATCATATCATAAATAAATCCACTATATGATAATGGTTATTTCCTCCTCTTTTTTTTCTCGCCAGCTTCACTATAGGCAATAGCTACTGCTTGCTTTTGTGGCTTGCCAGCGTCCATTTCACGCTTAACATTTTCACCAAACCCTTTGCGCGTTCGAGCTTTAGCACCCTTAACTAATGGCATTATTATCCCCTTAAGATGTTTTAGTCTTGCTCTCAATCCACGTAACTATGTGAGATGATAACCCCTCAAGCTCCTTAAGTAAGGATGCTTGTAAATCAGGTTCATGAGCTTCAAGGGCAGATTCTAATGCAGGCAGTAAATGGTTAACTAAAAAGGTCGCAAGTAAGCTCATTTCATCTCCTTTGATATATCAGATTTTCCGTAATTTTCCATGCTTTGTTCAGGCAAGTTGCGTGAAGCTCCCGCATGCTTATAAGTACAAACTTGTTGCTTGTATTCTCTGTCTAGATAAATATTATTGCGTTCGCATAAATATCCGTCCGGCTTTGGCGATGTATATTTAGCACCCATTATTTGCTCCTAGTATTTGCAATCCTTCTTCTTCATTTTGTCTTTTAATATTTCATTCCCCATCATCTTTTTGTCTTGCTTCATGTCTTTCTTTTCTTCTTTTTTAGCAGACTTCTTAATCATTTCCTTCACATCCTTTTTCAGGGATGCCGATTTCTTCATCTTCACGCTCTCTATCTCCTAGTAGTTTATCTAGTTTTTCATTAAGTTCATGCAGTGCAGCATTGGGGCTAAAATGCTTGTGCCATCTACGTTCCAAGAGCCATGCGTCAGCTTGCCAACGTTCTGGTTTAGCCGCGATCATATCGCAATGTTCTCGTACACGTTGCATTTCTGCGCGCTTTAAGCCCTCAAAAAAAATGGTGTAGTCAGACGTTATGCCTTCGCGAGCTTGATCTCTTCCAGTCTTAAGCCATTCATAAAGTGTAGAGACAGTTATGCCGTGAGCTTCAGCGGCCATCTCGTAAGGGATACGATGAGATATAGCATCGATAATAGATATTCTAATTTCTGGAGTGAATTTTGATGGGCGTCCGCTACCTTCTCGGACATATTCTTTTTTTGGTTGTGGTTTACCAGCCATTGCACTAATCCTTTAGTGTTTAATGAGTTAATCTTACTTATCTTTACGTTTTAACACAAACATTATTCCAAACAAAACAACAGCTTCAAATCCGTTAGCAGAGGAACATAGCTGGCTAAACGCATTAGCATCAAAGTCCCTAGTCTCAATTATCTCAATTACCTCATAGACAAACTGAATAAAGCAAAGTATCGCAGGTATAGAGATAGCTATATTTGGGTTGTCGTTAAAAAACTCGCGTAACTTGCTCATGATATAAGCTCAAAGTGATCAGCATCATTTAGCTGGCCGAACTGGTCTAGTTTACCCAATCCATCCCAAGCTCCACCCCACCGCACGGAATGCTCCATTTTGCCCTCATCTTTCAATCTTTGCGCTATACCCATTACATATCCACCAAACCACAACAACAAGCGATTATCACGGTAATTTACGGGATATGGCATAACGTCCACTGCCATTGAGGGTTGATGGTTATGCTTGCCGTTGGGATAATGCAACTTCGTGTTGCCAGAGGCAAAGGCTTTCTCTTGGTCAATCTCGTTACGGTAGCCCTCAATGATTGAGCAATCAAAGTATTTTATAACCTCGAAAAATAATACTTGCAAGTCATGATGACAAGTTGACAGCTTAGAAAATGATTCTTGGCTAAATTTTGGCATACAAACGTCCTATTTTTGTCTGTTAAATCAATCGTAGCATAAAAAGATGAAAAAAGTGAAATATACAGTTGACACACTAAGTATTAAATGTTTAAATACACCAATCAACAAAACAACAAGAGAGGACAAAAAGATGTACAAGTTAACAGCCAGGAATGAATATGGCGCAAGTGTAAGCTTTGAAGCAGATAGAGCCTATCAAGCAATAGACAAGTTTGACGCGCAATACGCGCGAGGTGGATTTGAAATAAAACTTTACAAGCTCATCTCATATGGTCCATATTTTTTATTGGACGATGACACTGCAGAACATGAGGAAGATTATTCTGAGGGTTGGAATTTTGTAAGATTTATAAAACGCACTTTCAGATAACAGTATTTTAAAATAAACCATAAGGATATACACATGAAGGTAAACCAAAACACGCGTGCCCCAAAAGCAGGTAAAAAGATTTATTGTCCAAGCTGTGATGCTGATTTAACCGTAAGCCACTTTTCATGGCTAGATATGCATTGCAGGCGTTGCAGAAAGTTAATACCGAAACATGAATGGAATTTGATTTCTAGTGCAAAAAACTCTCAAGCATTCAAAGAGGTTAAGTAGTCAAATATTCCTCAACAATACGCTTACCTTCTACCCATCCGTAGCAAAAATGACCTTGGTAGCCAACCATTTTAACATTGTCCAGGAATGATTCTTGGGCAATCCAACTAGGGGTTGCGCGTTCGGACTTAGAATAGACTTTATTGCGCTTCATCTCTAAAAACAAGCCATGGTAAGTCTTGGTTGGGTAGAATATAAATAAGTCGCTAACTCCAGGCTTAAGCCCTAGCATCTTTGCCATAAACCCTTGTTTCTCGGTGCGCTTGCCTTCGTTATCAATCTTGAAGAAGTAGTCTTTTAGCTTGGCATGTAAGCTCAGCCACTTCACTAATGCCAATTGCTCCGTTCTCTCGGATGGCGTAACTATCCTTGCCCTCATGCACCTCCTCCATTCGATACGTGTCCTTAAGTAGCTCCTTTACAGCCTTCTTGTCAAACAAATTAACAGATACTTTTTTGTTCTTCATCTCTCTTCCTTTCAAACAATTCCTTGGCCTCGATCAAAGGCATAGTCTTTGGTAAAAACCACTTTGCACATGCTAACCATTGCAAAAATCCTCGCGCTTGTCCAGTACTCAAAGTATTCATCATTTTCCTTAATAACAATATGCTTTATGCCTGTTCTCTTTTAAAACCTGTTCATAGCAAGAGATAGCTTCCTCTATATTCTCAGATTCGTGTAATTCTGCAAGATCTTTGCAGTGACTTGCTAAAAAGTCCTCGTTATCACTGCCAAAAAGATCAGACAATTTTTTTACTAGAGTAAATAAGTAATTCTTCCTAGCTATCCATAGTCCGCGGTTCATAACTTCAAACCGAAGAAGCCGATATTTGATTAAGAATTACCTTATGGTATTGCAGAGCCGTAAGACCCAGTTTTTTGCGCTCCTCCTCATGCTTTATCTGCAACTCGGTAAGATCGGGGCGGCTCGATACAATAGAGTGAATTTTTTTAAAGCTATGAGCATCGTCAATCTCTCTCCTTTTTTCTTCCTGTGCTTTTAGCTCCCGCTCTCTGATTTTAAGCTCATTAGCTTCCCTTTCCTGTTTAGACGGAAACCTCACGGCGCTAGAAGGGTTAAGCGCACCTATATCTTGCTTGAAGTACCGGAACTCTACACCCGCCCACCCATTGCCCACAGCCTTTTTAAAACAGTCAACGGGGGAAAGGCCAGCGTCTTTAAGCTTTGCAAGATTTTGATTGGCTTGCTCCCAGGCTGTTGCCGTCATCTTAGCCTTTTTGCCTTTGCGAACCTCTAACCAATCTTTCAAGACTGATTCAGGGATATTCCAGGGATTGTTTTCAAGCATTTCAGAAAGAGAAAAAGACCCAATCACAGCACCCTTGGGTGCTAAGGTTTTAGATTCTTCTTTTAGATTCTCTCTTTTAGATTCAGTGTCCCGTTTTTGGGACTGGTCACCCGTTCCGTTTTTGGGACTGGTACCCGTGCCGTTTTTGGTACTGGTAAAAGTTTGACCAGTCCCGTTTTTGGGACTGGTTGTGGATAAGTTTAAAGATAATTCGGAGACAGACTGATCAACATAAGTTAGTTTCATTACGGGAATCTGACCGGAGCGCCCTTTAAAATAGCCCATGTATTCGAGCAGATTTTTATCTATTACAGATTGCCGTACTTTTATAATGGTTTTTCTTTCAAGCCCCGTGTCAGCACAAAGGCGTTTTATGGAAGGCCAACACTCATGAGACTCTCCTGCGCGATTGGCACAAGAAAGGAGGAAAAGCTTCTCACTAGATGAAACGATTTCTTTTGATAGGCGCCAAGTTGCTAGCGTTGCTTCAACACTCATAGTAATACTCCTATGCGTTGTGAGGTTGGTGTTGGAGTTGTTGGTTGTTTTCTTAGTCCGAATAATTCCAGCCCTTTAATGCCTTCTGAGGTTCGTATGAATGCTTCAATCTCTGAAATGGGCACGGCCACATTAGAAGTCTTGCTTATGTATTCACGTAGAAAAAGGATAAATTCGCGCTCAATCGTAGAAAGGGTGTTGCGTGATGGGTTTGTCATGTTATAATTGCCTCGTGTGTGTATGGATACTCAAGCCGTTTGCCAATCTTGGTATTCGGTGGTTGTAATAAGCACGATTGACATCTTGGCGGACGGGCAATCATGCGCTTTAAATTTAAATCAAAAGTTCCAGCAGCTTGGAACATGATGTAACCTTGCTGCTACCCCTATTATTTATCTTAGTCTAACTTAATAAACCTCTTAATTCTAATACTATATTGCTCTCAATATAACATCTTATGTAAATTATTTGATTCTTTGTTAAAATAATACTTGCGTAATTAATTTTGCGATGTTAACATTCGTTTAAATCAACGAATAATTAAAAAGGATAAAGAAATGGCATTAGATTACAGTAATTCCAAGACGTTCTCCATGAAGTTACCTAAGGAATTATGGGCATTTTACAAGATAGCATCGGTTGCGAGTGAGGAGCCAATGGGGGAAATTATTGCCAGGGTGCTAGATAAGTATAAAAAGAGCATGGAGAGTAAGAAGGTAGGTATGGTAAAGTAAATCTAGGAAGGGGATAAGGAGGACTGGCCTTATCCCCTGGGTTCTCATAAACATTTCTTTTCAGGAAAAAGTCATGAACAAAAATAGTTTACAGGATAGCTATATCCAAAATCAACACAAATCATCATGGATTGATGATCCTTTCGGCTTAGGTTTTACAGGAGTTGAGCCAGTGTCGCACGATGAGCAGTTATCTAACTATGCCAATGAACTTGTAGGAAGTTATGCAAAGTATGATGGGGAAAGTTATGCGCTAGACCTAGATTCACTTTCCGACCCACTACAACTTGAGCTTGCACGACTTTATATCGAGACTATTGATCGCGAGATAGAATGGGCATGCTATGGTGAGGATGAGACTTTAAACAGTAATTTCTTAACAGCTTTGCTTGCTATGCTTAAGAATAGTACGCCTAAGACTCGTACCCATTTCGCACAAGTCACTACACAAAACGTTCTCATTTACTATAAAAAAATCTTACAAGAAATCCTTGATACGGCCTGTGCTGAGTATTATTGCAATGATATGCATGATTCATTTTGTATGGCGAATCAGGATTTAGAAGTAGGAGTAAATATAAATGGCTGAGCACATTATAAATGGCGATAAGGCCAATGTTTATTATGATTACGATAGGGCATTCTGGGGCTGCATGCCTTGGGTTGCAACTTGGGATGGTTACGATGGGGCGCCCATTGACCATGATACGCCAAGCCGTGACCCGATAGGTGAGGGAAGAACAGAGCAAGAAGCGTTAGATGACTTAATTGATATGTCATCTTAAGAAATATAGTAAAACACTTTCTAAACACTTCATGAACAAAGAGGACTAGAAAATGGAAATGCAATGTTATTGCGAAAAATGCGACTATAAAAACAATACAGATTATATGCACCATCACGATTGGTCGGAGCCTGAAGACTTTTGTTGTGAGAAGTGCGTAGATATTTGTTACGAAAGTGATGATAGAGAGTAGGTAAACACTTTATGAGCACCTTTTTACTGACATCAGGCAAATGGTGCTCATATGGGGTTTATCTAAGTCCTTAAGTGGACATAATATATTAATAAGTTGGAGATTTAAAATGGCTTTAAAAGCAAAAAAACCATCGGTTGCCGAATGCAGACTAAAGGCATTATTTTATGGTTGTGCCGGGGTTGGGAAAACATACGCGGCAATACAGTTCCCCAAGCCTTATATAATTGACACGGAAGGCTCAACTAATAAGCCACAGTACGTAAGGCTTATAGAGAAATCAGACGGTGCCGTACTTATGACCGTTGATTTTGACGAGATGATTAATGAAGTCAGGGAGCTTTTAACTACAAAGCATGATTACAAGACATTGATTCTTGACTCTCTAACACTGGCTTACAATGATTTGCTTGAGAAGGCAGAAAGGAAGGTAGGTACCGATTTCGGAAGACATTATGGGGAGGCTAATAAACGCATGAAGCAACTGCTTAACTTGCTTTTTAGGCTTGATATGAATGTTATTATCACCTCACATTCTAAAAATGAATACGGTGCTAATTTGGCGGTTTTAGGACAAACATTTGATTGTTATAAAAAATTAGACTATCTTTTCGATCTCGTATTTGAAATACAAAAGCGCGGTAATGACAGGATGGGCATGGTTAAGAAGTCTCGTTTTGAAACATTTCAGAACAACGACATTTTCCCATTTTCTTATGAAGAGATTGCCGAGCGTTACGGACGTGCTGTTATTGAGCGTGAAGCTGTAGCGCAAGAGTTAGCAACGCATGCTCAGGTTACCGAGATTGCAAGGCTAATTGATTTACTCAAAGTTCCAGAGGAAATATTTCAGAAATGGCTTGATAAGGCATCTTCTGAAAGCTGGGAAGATATGCCAAGCGAGTCTATACAAAAGTGTATTGATCATCTTAGGTCAAAAATACAGGGAGAGTAATAAATGTTTGATTACGAAGTAATGAGCGAAACTGAAGCCATGGCAGAAAGATTCCAGCTAATTAAAGCTGGTGAATATGACGCAGTCATTACCGCATCGAAAGATGCGGTCTCCTCAAGTGGAAACCCGATGATGGACATGACGGTTTGTGTTTATGATAATGACGGCAATAAGCACGAAATAAGAGACTTTCTGGTATTCACTAAAACTATGATGTGGAAAGTGATACATTTTGTTACCAGTGCAGGAATATTAACTCTTTACGAATCAAGAAAGCTATGTTCAGATACTGCCATTAACTGTCGAGTGCGCGTTAAAGTTGGAGTTGAGGAAGGCAAGGAAATTCCCGAGGACAAGCTTAATGGCAAGCCTTATGGGTCAAAATATCCGGACAAAAATAAGATTGAAGATTATTTGAAACGCACGGATAAAGGTTCTCCATTGGCTGACGAGGATGTACCTTTTTAATTCCTGAGATTACAATGAGCGTCGAAAAAATTATAATTAAAGAAATTCATCTGTCATTTGAATTGCCGCCAGAATTTTTCGAAAGGCAAGAATCTATGACTATAACAGATTTTATGCCAGGTATGCATGAATTTGCCAATAAAATGCATGGATCAATCTCCGAGCCAGGTATTTATTGTCTAGAGTTAAGGCTTGTGAGGCTAAAATGAAATTAAATGAAGTAATTAATGATTTGAACGAAGGTAAGAAGATTACGCGTTCTGTCTGGACAGTTGGAACATATATAAAGATAAAAGACTCGCATCTTCTTGGGTACCGAAAAGCATTAAGATATATTGATATTGTTGACGATACGTTGTTGTCTGATGATTGGCTGAAAATTAATTCAAATGAAACTGACAATACAAAAAAATATAAATTTTATGAATTAATAGATTATCTTAAACAAGGCAATCTTATAAAGCGCATAGATTGGGAGAATGAGTGCATATTTATTGATAAAAGTGATCGCGTATTAGTGCAAGAATATATATATTTAGCTGCTGTATCGTTAAATTGCGAAGATCTTTTTGCTGAAGATTGGATAGTGTTGGAAGATAATAACTAAAGAATAAACCAGCCAAGCCTCTGCTTACTTCGCTTAGCAAGCTCAAGCAGGCGGGTTCTTATTAATGGAGTGATAAAATTAATATTTGCCATGAACATAATTGGAAAAAGACCCTGGCTAAATCTGGTATGTATTTTATTTGGATGTGTCACGCATGCAAAGAGACTAAACCATGGTCTACTGCTCATCAACTGTCTTCTATTAAAGCAACAATCGCAGAAACTATAGGGCTTTAATACAAGGGCTTTTCTGCCTAAGCCAAATAAAGCGCAGAGTGCAAGGATCGGCACTAATAGGGGTCGGAGACGGTGAGAGCCCGTCGTTTTTTATTTGAAACTGGATTTAAAGGTGAATATATATGGCAGAAGATGACCGCTTAGAAAGAATCAGCAGGCAAAAAAATAAGCTGCAAGGATGGCTCAACGAATTCGAAGATCAAAATGCACTTGACCTTGCAGTTCTTGCCCTAAGCCATAACTTCTTGTCAGAACTTTATAACGAAATTGTTGATTTTCACTCCAATTCAAGCAAAGAATCTATAACAGGTACCGATATCTTAAAGTTGTCAGTGAAGATTTTAAGAAATGAGATTGTAAAAATAGAGAACATTATAGCTCATGATAATAATAGTATGATGCAATAATCCAAGAGATATTTAAAACATGAATGAAGTAAAGGTTAAATGGCCTCTCATAGCCAAAGAATGGGATAAAACCTATTTTAATTATATAGACCTGGGAAATTACACAATGTTCCGAATCTCATTATATAGAACTGGTCAGCCAAGATTGGGCTTATGGGTTTCTATCGAAGATAAAGGCTCGTTCTTTTTCTCTCTGGAAAACAGGCTGCATAAAGACTACGTTGCTGACAAATTATTTTTACAGGGTGATGCTGGGCAAATGGCCGACTTCCTAAACGCTCAACTTGGCAAAGAAGGCGAACAACAAGGATATTACCACGAGCAAGCCATTAAAGATATTGAGCCATATGGCAAGATTGGCGAAGACAAGTACATGCCATGGACACCAGAAATAATCAAGGGCGTGGAATGATTGACAACCATATAGAGGATCCAGTTTCTAAGCCATGAATGACTTCACGAAAGAAGAGCTAGATGCTCTCATAGAAAAAGAAAATGGCAAAAAAATGAATGATTATAAAGAATAAAAAACATCTTGGGCGCTTTTTCTGCCCTCGATAATAGATTTATTTAATAGTTCAATCTTTAATCTGCTTAGCTTTAAGTCCAGTTCTTCATGCAATACTCGATCATCATTCGCATGTATTTCAGCATGACAATTGGCACAAAGCATAATGCATTTATCAATTTCACTTCTTAGCATTTCCCAATTTCTTACTTTCTTAAATCCAGGCCTTGATTCAAATATTCCAAAGTTTTTTTTTGATGGATCAATATGATGGAAATTGAAAGCCCGCCAGCATTTATCATATCCGCATTTTTGACACTCGCCACCACCATACTTAACTGCTTTTAATTTTATATTCTCTAAATACCTCCTACTATAAAAATATTCGCACTTTTTGCATTTCCACTTTGTACCTGATAATCTGTGAATTGAAACCCCGTGACGATTGCAAATTAACTGCATATTTCCTGCCTCAAATATCTGATTATACCAAATACTAGATACAAAAACACGGTTATCTAAATAATCAGACTTAGCACCCTATGCCTTATATAAATCAATAACTTATCTTTTTAGAGAATAGCACAAAAATTATACTAACAAATAGTATAATAATTATACCGAAATAATGCCCTCATAGTTTACAAATAGAAAAACATCAATCCTAAACGATTAATAATCATGTTATAGAAAACCTTTTTTATTGATTTTGGCGTTTTTTGCTGATAAAAAGTCTCGTGTTAGGTTTTTATGGAAAGATTTTGACAAGGATAGGTTCAACTTAATAGGAAGAGAGGAAATATTACATGAAGTGTATATCAAAAATTGCTGGCATCGCTTTATTGTCAACAACAATGAGTTCGCATGCTGGGTTCTGGGCAAACACGGCACATAGCCGTGCTAACTGCAAGGGGTTCAATGAGTCCATCACTTGGAACTGGAACGAATATCACTGGTGGGAAGTAAAATCAATTCACTTTAAACAATCTGGGAATGGTCCTGATACTCACGAAGTAATGTCTTGGATGGCTTATACCTGGCGTGCGGCGGCGTATGATTTCTGGCGTGACCCTGCGGGACCTATGGCTAATCAATACCACGTACAAGGGTATCATTACTATATGGCTTATAATGGCTCTTACGTTTATGACGTTTACACAGATGCAGACGGTTGCAATCTGTATTACGACGGCTGGTGGGATAAAAACAAGGCCAATGGAGAATAAATATGAATAAAACAACAATATTATTATTACTCGCATCATCAAGTGTTGCTTTTGCAAATACTATGACGAGTCAACCCTATGATCCAAAGCCTATGGTTGAAGGGAATAGGAGGGTGGATGAAATTATCGAATGGCATAAGAGCCATCCTGGTGAAATGCCACCATTAACTGAACAAGAGAAGGAACATTTTTTCACAAGTAAAGGAATACCAGTGCCAGGCTCTGGAGCAAAAATTGTAAATAGCACACAAGGTTTTGGCATGACTAAAAATCAGGCATCTGTTGTCGCGAGCTTTAATAGTGCACAAAGAACCAAAGGTTATTTCGAGGCTAATAATAAGCGAGCTAAGTTTCTTTTTTCAATGCCTGAAATGGCCGAGAAGGAATTTAACGAAAGACAGGGAGCTGCATTTAATGCGCATGATACCCATTTATATGAATCAAAGACTAATCTGGTGATGGATTATGGTTACAGAGGTGTTCCAGAAAATTTATCTAAAAAGGTTATTGGGTTTGCGCCTGAAAGTACTTTTGCAAATGGTGGCTGGAGAGGTGCTGTTGAATTCTTTACTCCATTATTTGATTCGGTGTGCGCTTATCATGAAATTAATATCGGGCTAACGCAATCATCAGCTTCAATCCCTAAGGAAGTAGTGACCCATACAGTTAATAATAAGCTTACAACAATGAACGTTATAGGTTCTAAAGAAAGTGGGTTTGTTTACGAGGTTGAATGGTGGGATAAAACCTACAGGCGCACACTTGAATGTGCATCTAAAGCCTATACCGAAGAAATGCGCGCTCAAGTTATTGAGCTTGCAAGGCAGATAGACAAAGGATGAAGAAAAAGGAAGCTAAATTAAAAAATAGTTACGCTATAATTATCTTGGCTCTATTGGTAGAGGTAGTAGTGGCTTTTTATGCTATATCTTCAGTTGATACTGAAAGTAAAAACAATAAAGGCGTACTAATTGCGCCAAATAGATAAAGTATAGTTTAACTAAATAACACTTTTAATCTGAGTTGTTGTTATTTTTGCAACAACTCACACTGTCTTTAAAAATTCTTCCTCAAGCTTAAGTAAATCTTTTTGTCTTTCCTTTATTCTCTTAGCTGGAATGCCCGCATATATTCCCCAGGGATTAGTGCTATGGTTTACATACGTTAGTGCCCCAATAGCGCAACCTTCCCCAATAGTGACACCAGGCATAATTATCGAGTTCGCACCTACTAGCACATGTTTTTTAAGTATGACCGCACCATGAGTAGTTTCTTTGAAGTTTTCAGGAATTAATGGGTTAGATAGTGCAGCGCCAGAATAGTCATCGCTTGAAGTGAAAATGCTTGTGCTATAAGAAATGCCTACAAAATCGTCTATTATTATAGGTGCTAGAGATGCGCTTATGAGGCAAAAGGGGGAAACGTGGGAATAATTACCAATTACAAGAGGGCCTTTAAGTAAGCAGTAATCATCTATCCTTGAATTATCCCCAATAGATATTTCTTGAATGTTATAAAAGCTAGTTATGGTGCTAATTTTTACATTTTTACCAAGGTGTTTGAAAGGTAAATCATCAAGTTGTGCTTGCGTTAAAAAAGCCATTTTATCCCTTGTGCGTAATCAGAATATAAAGTGCGCAGATATACCAGCTCAAAATATTTTAGTCAATCATGCGTTATTACTTGCGCACTGAATTATTTTTTTATAGTATGCAAATCTGTCTCAGAACAAGGCGTATATTATGAGATTCTATGACGTTGACGGCATGGAAATTGACGTTCAAGATATTAAATTTTTCATAGATGAAAAAGAATTAACTGAAACGCAGGAAGCTATAGCGGAGATGTTAGATCTTTATGAAGAAAGTATACCAGTGGGTTAATAGAGAAAAAGCCCGTTACTACACAATAACAATGCAAAAAGATGGAACTAATGACATTGTACTTAATTACGATTGGGGTAGCTGCAACACAAATCGCGGTGGTAAGAAGGATATTTATGTTTCCACCGAAGAAGAAGCAGAAACCTACATTGTTAAAATGATAAAAAGGCGCAAAGCTCGTGGATATGAACTTACAGCGCCATAATTATTATGGAATAACTAAATAACCAATCAGCAAAGTTCCATTCAATGATGATCCATTATTATTCGTGATTGTTATGGTAGATGTTCCACTTCCTGCGGTTGCCATTAGTTCAACAGTATTCCTTGTATTTGTGCCACCCATAAGACTCAGTATTATTACTGAACTTGTAGTTATCACAGTATTTGTCCAAGTTATTGCGTAAGCAGAACCTGTTCCCGTAGTTAATGAGGAAGTAGTAATAACACCTGCTGTACCGCTTGCAGTAACTGCATTAGCAGCTTCGGTGCCATTCGCCTTGGTGTATATATAGGCTGTACCTGTAGTATCTGGGAAAGTAACTGTTTGTGTAGCATTCGTATTAGAAAAGGCAAAAAAAGTTCTGTGCTGTGGCATGCCCGCCATTAATGTTCCATTGAAAATAGAGAAAGGAGTTGTTGTATTAGCGCTAAACATGTTAACAGTTCCTGTTCCTTTTGAAGCTATAAGAAGGTCTACATTAGTATCCGAACCTTCAGAGGCTATTTGTGGGGCAGTTCCAGTAATTGAGTTTTGCATACCTATATAATTAACAGCGCTTGCCACAGAAAAAAAACGTAAAATATAATTCCCTGATGCATCGCCAATTCCTGTAGGAGCTTGCAGAAGTCCTGTTAATCCTGTCATGGAAGTGATATTGGAATTAATACCCGAAGTGGCAAAAAGACTTGTTAACTGCGTAAAACTTTCTTTGTACGTTACTCCTGATTGCACTACCGGAAAGATGTCCGATAGTGCCGGTGTTGCGATAGCAGGTAAATTACTTATTCTAATACCCATGATTAAATCCTTTTAATCAATTACATTAATCTTCGCACTCACTTTGTTCTGTAAGGGTGCCGTTTATATTTATTGGGGAACTTGGGGAACTATCATCTTCTTCTGGCGTGTTAGTCTCTGTTAATGATTTAATGTATTGCTGCAAAATGTCTATGGCGCCTGAAATCTGGTGAAAAGCTTGATGAATTTCTTCTTTGCGTGCTGTTAACATTTTTAAATCATGTGACAATTTTTCTAAATCTATCATCTATGTTTCCTTGGTTAAATTTTTAAACTGAATAAATAATAGTACCATCTATAGTTACCGCGACGTTAGTAGCAAAATTAGTGGTGGTAAATGCGCCCCCAGAAATACCACTTCCTGTGCCGTAGATAGTCAAAGATGAAGAATTGGGAGTTAATAATAAATGAGGTGAGGTGCTACCTGTAGGCCAAACGTTAGAAAGTGCAGAAATTAAAACATTTCCTGTGATGTTATTACTAGCTGTGTTGTGAGATGCAACAGGCAAGCCAGTAATAGTTGCAGATCCTGAGGAAGTAGTCCAGGTAGGGGTGAAGCTAAGTGCAAAAGTGGCAATAATAATATTTCCTATCTGGGTATAGAATCCAAGCTGGACAGTGTAAACCACAGAAAGATTTCCAGCTGTTCCAAAAGTGAATACAGGTGTCCAGGCAGTATTTGAAGTATAAGTCGATAATGTAGAGCCACCAAAGTTTATACTTGTAGCTGTAGCCGCCCCGATATTGGGAGTTGTTAACGTCATATTAGTTGCTGCGATGCCACTAGGAAGCGTTGTACTTAAACTTGGCACCCCTCCCGATGAGGTCACCAAAACAGAGCTATTTGCAGTTGCCAAAGCCGCCATAACATTTGCACTTGAGGCATAAAGTAAGGTATTGGCGGCATTAGTCCCTGGGTAGGTGGATGTCGACCATGCAGGGGTCGTGCTGGCACCTGATAACAGCACTTGGTTTGCAGTTGCAGTACCTGCAAGGACTGCCATAGCTGACGCGGTACTGTATACGATGCCGCCATTTGAAGCTGTTAAACTTGCTGCGGTTCCCCCTCTAGTAAGTCCAAGCTGACCAGACCACCCCATAGTTAAAGATGTGGCTTGTAATAAAGCTGTAGTCGGGGTTCCTCCTAGGGTAATAGTTACATTCGTATCATTAGAAGAGGTTAAAGCTGCCGGAGTGGGAAGTTGGGTAGTTGTTGCTAACGTTCCGCTGGTAGGAAAAGTAACACTCGTGGTATTCGTAAATGTAAATGTACTTGTAAAAGCCCCGCTTAAAGTATGGCTTCCTCCAATCGTTATTGTGCTTGCTCCATTATTAACGCCAGTTCCTCCATATGTACCTGTGACAACAGAGCCTTGCCAAACACCTGTTCCAATAGTGCCGAGTGTTGTAATAGATGACTGCCCTACGTAAGATGCAGATATATCTATAGCGGGAGTAGACCCGCCACTAGATGTTATGCGGTTTGTAGTACCCGTAACACTTGTAACACCAGCAATGGCAGCATTATAGTCCGAACTCCAAGAAGCGGCCGTTGTTCCAGAAGTTAAAATACAAGTAAATACTGCAACGGTGCTGGCGGCCATGGCGGTAATAGTGTTGCTTCCAGAGGATTGTACAGTTACAACACCGGAAGAATTATTAACTATCAAAAATGCTTGTCCTAACGCCAGAGTCGATGTGACAGGAAGTAATACCGTTTGAGTGGTGCTTCCTGTAAAAAACTGTTGGTACGCACTTGATACTGTTAAGGTGGTAGTTCCTGCAGCGGTTGCCGTAGTTGCATATCCTTCTATGAGGTTATTAGCTGATAAGTTCTTATTAGCATCCCATCCTGCGAATGCTGTTGCGGCAGGTGCCGTTGTGACGGATGTTACTCCTGTCCCACCGTTGGCAATAGCGATAGTCGTACCTGTCCATACCCCTGTAGTTATCGTACCTAAGGTGGTGATTGATGACTGCCCTACGTAAGATGAAGATATATCAATAACCGGTGTAGTTCCTCCAGTTGAAGTTACACGGTTTAAAGTTCCTGAAACGCTAGTTACTCCAGTTCCAGCGGGGGTTGCCCAAGTTCCGTCACCTCGCCAAAAAGTAGACGAGCTCGCACTCGTGCCACTATTTAGGTTTGTTACTGGAAGGTTACCCGTGACACCTGTTGTTAAAGGTAAACCTGTTGCATTCGTTAGGGTCAATGAGGTAGGGGTTCCCATTGCTAACCCATTAGGTAGTGTAGTACTTATACTAGGTACGCCCCCAGCACTTGTTATAAGCACGCCACTTGCGGCTGTTGAAAGTCCTGATAAGGTCGTTCCTGCTGCTGCATACCAAGCAAGTTGATTAATTAGTCCCGCATTGATAACACCAGATGCGCTGGCTGTTGTAGCTAAGGTACCAGATGTTGGAAAGGTGACATTAGTTGTGCCTGTGAAATTAAAGTTTGAGGCAAAAAAACCCGTTAAATTAAAATTACCTTGGGTTGCGATAGTGCCTCCAAGGGTAATGGTATTAGTGCCATTATTAACACCTGTCCCACCTCGAATTGGTGATAATATGCCAGTCCATCCTAACGTCAAAGATGTGGCATTGAGTAGCGCTGTAGTAGGAGAGCCGCCCAATGTTAACGTGACATTTGTGTCATTAACATTTGTTAAGGCTGAACCACTAGCTTGAAAAAGCGTAAATAGCTGTGAATTAGATTCTTTATATGTGACTCCAGATTGGCTTATAGGAAAAACATCAGTTAATTGCGCGGAGGCTGTAGCTGGTAAATTGATAATCTTAATCCCTGACATGCGTAGCTCCTAAGTATCAATTAACTGTGATAAATCTGTCAGAATAAATTGATTATCATCTGTAATTAATGCAAATTCCTGTTCAATGGCGGATTCAAATCCGGCATACATTAAAATACAAATCAGTCCACCATAAATCCCTGGCATAATTAATTCCTATTTAATAAATGGAAGAACCTTATGGGCTCTTCCATTTATTTGTCATTAAACAGTAGCAGTTAAGAGCTGATATACGACAGTAATGGTTATTGAAGTACCAGTTCCTGCAGTGTAATCACCAGTAGCATTGGAGAAATAAAGACCAAGTCCGGAAAGTCCTGTTATGGCCGCTGTTGCGATACCAAACAAGTTTCTAACCTGACTAGTTGCCGCTGTTATATCTCCTGCTACTAAGCCAGACGCTGTTGCAATAGTACCCGCGCCATGCTGTCCATTCGTACCACCAGAGCTGTACTGGATAATGGGAGCGGTACCTGTAGCATAAGGCGTATGTCCAGTACTTGCGGTATATACAGATGCCTGCATAACTAATATCATTTGAGATGCAGCAGGGTTTGCAACAATCTGCAAAGGCGTGTCGTAAGCGGTTACCATTTGTGCGGTATTGAAGGTAACACTTACTTGATGCAAGGCACCTAATTGTGTTATTGCAGTAGATACACTGGAAACGGTTACGCCAGAGTCCACAACTGCACCACTAGTGCCAGATAATTGTACAATGTTTCCGGATACAAGTGAGCCGCCTGCAGCAAGTACCTTACCAGTCGCTGCCCCAACATCAGGGAAGGTGAGAACGGTAGACTGTGCTTGCGTTGTCTGGTTACTTAAAGTAGTTCCAAAGTTACCACTACCATTAACTGCTGCTTGCATAGAAATAAATCCAGACGATGCAGTTGTTGGGAATGCTTCAAATAGCCCTACAAATCCACCTGTGGAAAGCCCACTAGTAACAGCTCCTGCATCTACTTGAAGCGCACCTGATGTTAGATGCTGCGTACCTGCAGATTTACTGATAATGAAGTTTGAAGTGGCACTTCCACCATCCGGAATTGAAACCACTTGAGCTTGTCCGATAGAAGAAGCGTTGCTTATAGTAGTATTAAAGTTCCCACCAGCATTAGATACTGCCGCAAGGATAAGTTCACCTTCGGTTGCAGTGCCTGGGAAAGAAGCGACAGTGCCGGCATGACCAGAAGAACCAGCAACTAAGTTTCCAGTTGTCGCAACAATATTCCCCGTTGCGGCTGTTAAACCAAAAGCGAGCGTTGCAGTTGTAGTTTGAGCTTTAATATCTCCAGAAGTGTCAGAGAATACAGGAATGGCATTAGCAACAGATGCGGGACCTGAGAAACTAACCGCTCCAACGGATGCTTGTCCATTATAGGTAAAAGTATCAGTACCTATTACCTGTGGCAAAGGCTCAACCAAGGTATAGAAATCCCCTGCATTAACGCTTCCCGCACCTATTGCAATATTTTCTCCAGCATGCAATTGCTCTATGTTTTGTTGATCGAATGCTCGTTGTAGAACTACTGTTGAACTTATGCTCTCAACCACATAAACGCCGTTCTGAGCGCCTGCACTTTGAGCAGCTAATAATACGCGGTCGCCTACATTTAGAACGACAGAATCAATTGTTAGAGAAGATGCGGCTATTGTGAGCGTTGCCCCTACCCCATTATTGTTAGGGCCATTGTAATAGGTTCCTGCAACGTTAGAAGTCGATACAACTCTCGCTGGCGTTAACCAGGGAGAAAATACAAATTGGCTTACACTTGTAGTCATTTTAAATTCCTTTTTAATTGTAATATTACATTGAAGTTAGCTAACTTCCCCACACGATGCCAGTCGCTGTCGTTCCACTCGAGTTTACCTGAATAGAGAAAATCGGGTGCCAAACGCCCGCAGCTAGTCCCGTTAGAGCCTGTGTTGTACCATCCCATTTTACATATGATACATTTCCGGTCACACCTACATAAAGCCAGCGGGCAAATTCTACTGAATTATTAGCGCCATAATATGTATCTGCCGTAACAGTACCAGTTCGTGCAACACCGGACATAACCCGCGTGGGTCCTGTATAAGCATTTGGATCTAAAGCTGGAATTATTGATAATTGTACTGCCATTATTTACTCCTACAATTTTATGAATACATTAAAAAATGATGTTGGCTGCATATTATTATGCGCTCCACTTCCACCTGTTGAGCCTGTGGTTGCGCCAAATGAAAGACTAGAACCTGGATCTGATGCTTCAACGGCAGATCCATTAGTTTGTACAAAAGCACTTCCAGATAATGGCGGATGTGTATGCGCTGGCATTTCGGGAACAGTTAAAACATGAGTTTCTTCACCTACATCTTCTCCTAATACACGCGCTGTTAATCCAGCACCTGAGCCAGCACCAGCTATTGCACGACCCAAAGATAAAGGCAAAGTTAATGTTTTACCGGCTAAAAAGTCAGCAGTCGCACTTGCTCCCAAACCAGTAGATACAGGCGCATAAACATTGCCTGATGGATTAGAAATGCCATCCCATAATGTTTTATAAAGCTGGTAAGTATAGTCGCCTGCCGTTGTAGCTCCTGAGCCTGTGTTGCCAATGGACGTATCATTCATGGCCAGCCAACCAGGAGGAGGAGATGAAGTTAAGCTAACACGAATATCTCCTGTGCGTGGCGTTTGATCTACAGAATCGATTTGATCGTAAGTCTGAAAATCAGTAGTTGGATCAATATTTCCTAAGTAAAGCGCAGGCTTTGTGAAAAGCACATCGATAGAAGTTCCAAGTGGCATTCCTAACTGAATATAAAGGGCGTCATCATCCGTCTGCTTGCCGCCTACACCTAATGTGCCAGCTGAGACATCAGGAACCGTGAAAGATAAAACATATGCTGTCCAGGTAGTGGTTAATGCAATCGTTCCCTGTTGAGTTTGGACAGGCGCTGTTGCCCCTGTACCTGAACCATAATATTGCAAAGTGTAAATAGTAATTGTCTCTGGAGTAGCTGCAACTTTAGCCCAAATTCTAAAGGTTACTATCTGGTTAGAAAGGTTCTTAACTTTCTGACAAATCGGGAATTGAAAGTTTTTAAAAGTCTCGCCTGCTGGAGTTCCAGTGCACACATATTCTATACTGTAAGCTGGGGTAACATCTCCTTCTAATGCCATAGGAGAATCTGACAATGCAAATACAGGAAATGTTATTGAATCACTTGAAAGCCCAGTATTATTCTTATTGAATCTTATGTCAGGACCTATGGTACCGTAAGCCGTGGTTATAGGATTTATTAATGCAGGTGTAAACCCTTTATGATTGGATGGGCAAATCACATAATTAGTTATATTAGATGGAGACGAAATAGTAGCGCTATGATTTATAAAAACATTATTGGCAATAAGGTTATCTAGCGGAAAAATCTCAGTTATAGTTCCGCCACCCCCGCCACCCTGACCTGTAAACCCATCAACTTCCCAAAGAAGCGCGCCATTTGCATCATAGGCTTGTACAAAATAGGTTTCATCTGGGAATGCTGGGTCAAACTCCCAGTAAATTGGAGCATGCGTGCCATTTAAATCAAAAAATGTTGGATTAGGCCATGCTTCCTCGCCAGCTGGATCAACAAAAGTAGGCTTGTCTTCGATCTTATTTAATGATCTTTTAGTAACAAGATAGCCGCCACCTGCAACGGTTCCGACAAGATTTATTAATACCCATACTGGCTCTGGAGCTAAACTATATGATGCCGTCATTAATCACATTCCCTGTGAAGTATCGTTTATTGTATAACATTTGTATCAATAAAAATAATGCTTGTTTTTTATCCTTAGTGTATCTTATAATTAACTGTCTATTTTAGGGGTAAGTTAATCATGTTATTTACTATATTTGTCGTTATCATTGGCCTTTGGGCTACCGTAGACTGGTGGAATAAGTAACAACATTATTGGAATAAATGCGATAATGCATTACCCCCGATAGCTAATGCTGTCGCCCCACCTGCCAATTTGCCAGCTTTCTTTAGATTCTCTACATTTTTCATTTTTTTAGTAAGAGAATTAATGCTTTCTTTTACCTCTGGCGTGAAATAGCTTTCATATCCTTTGCTTTTAATGGAATCTAGCTTTTTAAGTAAAGCATCCGCCGTCAACTTATTGCCGCCTATTGCATCAAATATAATTCTGTCTTTTGAGCTTTGAGGCAAATCTTGCATTATTTTGTTAATACTTCCTATTTCTTCTATCCCTGCTTTATTAATGACGTTAGTAGGGGTGTTAAAGATATTATGTAGTCCCTTAATATCTGTTTTACCACCCTTGATAATATCCAATAGTTTTTTATTTGATAGGAAAGGAGCAACATTTTTTTCAAATAATTCAGAAGCTTTTTTATAATGACCAGAAAGAGGTTGATTTGATGTTAAATCCCTCTTTTCAAGAAACTTATTTATATCTTCCTGCAATTGCGCTTTCGCAGATTTTACTTTAGATATTTTCAATAAATCTTCTTGTGTTTTAGCCGGATTGGATTCAAGTGTTCTACCTATAAACCCAAGTTCGGATTGTAATTTATGTGCATTTTCAAATGTAGGGCTTTCCTTGAATACATCAAATACTTCTCCCACATTTAAATCATTTATCTTTCCTAACGTTTCTTGCTCTCTTGCATGCAAAGGCCCCCTAGTAGGGACGATATCTTTATGACCTACCCCATAAATAGGCTCTTTGCCTGCAGATTTTAATGCATGATTATAAAATATCCCGGCCTCTTCTTGACGCATTGAATGTGCATTTTTAATATCTTGCGCTAACTGTCTAGAATTCTTTGTTATATTGTTACTTCCACTGCTTAAATAATTCTCTAGATCTTTTGCGTGAGCTTCTGGATTAAATTTGGAAGCAGTATTTTTTAAGAATTCATTATTTTGAACAGAATTCTTGATGCCGCTATAACCCTTAGAAGCAACTTCACCTAAAGCACCACCTGCAGCACCCAACCCCAATCCTAGCAATTGGTTATCTGGAGCATATGCGCCACCTAACAATGCATTGCCAGCAATTCTAGATGTTACTGGAGCTTTACTTAGAATATTGCTTGCATGCTTAATACCTTCTGCAATCATAGGTATTTTCATTGCAGATTTTGCCGTATGCATAAAAGCTGGTGTCTTCCCTAATAGCTTAAATAAAGCTCCTGGTGAGAAAAATGATGCTATCTCCCCTGCTGTTTCACTAGGGCCATGCGGAACGATATCTATCATAGGACTTTTGGGCACATTAGCACCCAGTGCATTAACTCCACTAGCTCCTAAGTTATATAATCCAGGAGCTATATTTGCAATGCCTTGGCCAAAGCCACCCACTATATTTCGAGCACTTCTTCCCAGCGCCTCTATGGGTCTATTAATATGCTGCTCAACATCCTCACCTGCGCGCTGCAGAAAACTCTTCTTTTCCTCTTTAGGCTTTTTTCTGAAGTTAGAAGCTAGATACTGGCTATCATCATCTTTCTTCTTTAAGAAATTAGAAGCCAAATATTGGCTATCATCGTCAGTCATAAGTAAATCCCTCCGATAGTTTCTTATCTACTAAATCGGGGGGGAAAAAATATTGCTTATTGTCCTTGTATAATCCTATGTATCCTTCTGGAATATCTAAATCTGACAGATCATATTTTTTATTTATTCCACTCTTAGGACTGGAGTTTAAGCTTGCAGCATCAACCCTTACAGATTGACGAGCCTTAAGACCTTCGCGCAATGCTTCATCTAAAAATCTAGTAGCCTCTTTTCTAGCCGAAGACGAAAGAGATGGGAAGCGACTTTCAACCATTTGCCCGGATAGCTTCATAAGTCCTTCGGTTGATGTTACACCTGGCTGACCATTAGCCAATTTTATACGTTGCTGAGCTGCTTCATACTGCAGCGCTTGTGATGCTATAAATCTACCTAAGCGCTTTTGTGACTCCGGATCTGATTTAAATGTGTCTAAAATTTGCTGAGGTGAATAATTCATTATAGTATCGCCGTAAGGAGCTAATCCTTTTTCAGCATAATCATTTAATACTGTTAATTCCGCATCTGCCTGATTGGCCTTAATGTTTCCGGTTATGATTGGCGCAGTCGTACCACGTTTTACAATTTGGCTTGTTATGGAATTTACGATACCGGAAGGTTGTGGCAACGGCTCCCCACTAGGTAAAGCACTCTGTCCGCTAATATAAGCACTTGCTGCCTGATTAATCTTATCTGCATCCCAGTCAGGATTCTCAAGTCCTAATTGCCTTTGCAGTTGCATTATTTCTTTCTGACCAACCCCAGCATTAGAACCACCCATATTTCGCCAATTAATTTCTGCTTCTTTAGCTTGGGGATAATATTCATTTCTTAATCGCAATTCCTCTGCTTCCAAAGGCGTCATTGTTTGGGAACGCTGAGTAATGGCGTTTCTATTTGCAATTTCTGATTGTATATTAGGCGCGTAGTATTGGTTTTGTAATTGAGATAAAGCATTAGCTAATTGCAATTTTTCAGGCATGAATTGATTTAATATCTTCTGGCCTTCGGTTAATGCATTACGATTATTGATCTCAGATTCAATATTTGGCGCATAATATTTCTTTTTAAGAATATTAAGAGCCAGCGCATTTATACCATTTAAAGCAGTATTAACACCACCTCCAGGTTGAATATCCGCAATAACTCTTGGCAAAGGTAAGGCCATTTTTAATTCCTATAAAAAGTTACTAAAACCTGGAATCCCACTCAATATACTTAGACCTCCTCCTAAAAGGTTTGAAAAGTCCTGATTTCTTCCAGCCTCACTACCAAATGCGCCTTGTCCCATTTGTTGACCCAATTGATTATATAGTTGTGTTAGTGCATTTGCCGAACCCTGGCCACCCTGAATTAAATTATTTTGGCCTTGGCCATATTGGGTATTAATTCCTAGAACATTCTCAAGCCATTTATTCATGTCTTGACTAGCTATATTTCCCGCATTTTGCTCTAGTTGTTGATAAAGAGGTGTGCTTCCAGTGAGTCCACTAGCACTTGCAGCATTTTGACCTGCTCGTAAGGATTGGGACTGCAGATAATTAGCAAAGGGACTTTCTTGGTAGTTCCCCATTAGGTTATTGATAAACTCAGTGGGATTTTTTTGACCTTGTAACCACTCTTGGTATTGTGGGATAGCGGCTACCCCAGCTTGTGTGAAAGGCTTTTGTTGATTAGCTGCTTGCTGCCCAAACTTCTTGTATTGCTGCATAGCCTTATCATAGGGGCTCTCAGAATGGCCAAATAATCCGCCTAAAATACCGCCTATTCCACTTAAAAAAGACATGGTCACATTCCTTGTGATTCGTTAACTATAGTTTATACAATTACTGTCCACTGTCCAACACCTGCAACAACTTGCCATATTTGTAGCTGTGCGGTTCTTGGTAAAGTGGGCGTATTAGAATCTGATACATAAATCATCTGCCCTTCTACCGGGTTTAGAATAGAATTCCTTTGGGAGAGCGTTATGCTTGGAACAAACATCCCGTTGGATGATAAATATTCCTGCAAACTTTCCACGAATGTCGCTATGAAATCAGACCATATATTAGATAAATAAACATCATCTTTTACTAAAGGGTCATAAGTTGGGAAGTTATCAAAATCACGTGCCATTAATCACTCCGGTAACACTTCAAAGTCCCAAGCCGCACCTAAAATAATAAACGGAATCTCATTAAAAAACTGTATTCTGCCTACAAACCCCTGGCCTCTTGGTGTAGTGCCTAATTTGCGCCATACGGTGCGAAACGTTCTTTGTCCTAACCTTCCCATAGGTGCTATTAGCTCCATGCCGTAGGTTTGGCCACCGTCTCTTGAAATAGATAAGAAGACTTGGGGCTGCGCATTACCAATACCAACCTGCTCTTCCAAGATAATATCTATGCCAGATTCAGTAGTAATGTCTTGCCCATCCTCTGTTAGTAAGTCAACGTCTTCAAACGTTTCTACATCATCAGCGCCTTG